CGAGAACATTAAAATGGATAAAATTAAAATTCCAAAAAATAAGGGGGAAAACAGCACATATTCAAAACAACATTCTGTATAAAATAATGCCCACTAATTACAAAATTGAAATGATTGTATGATTTTTTTTCTTTGCAATTACAATTCAAACATGCCAAAGATAACAATTAAAGTTAAGCAACCGAAAGTTATTTTGCCATTTAATGGTGATATTGATCACGACAAGTGTTACGCTGTTCGATTAAATTATCGATTACACACCCAATGTACAAATTCCAAAGAAGAAAGCAGTAATTATTGCAAAATATGTCAAAAAGGAGTGATAAATGATATTCCTGTTTACGGTGATATAAGAGAACGAGCTAAAGTTGGTCTACTAGATTATGTAGATCCAAAAGGTAAATCGACCATTCCGTTGTACAAGGCAATAAAGCATTTCAAATTTAAAATGGAAGATGTTATTCAAAAAGCAAAAGAATTAAATTACTTTATACCTGAAGTACATTTTGAAAAACTTGACGAAATAGTAGAAATGGGCAAACGAGGAAGACCTAAAAAAGATACAGTTATTGAGAATGGATTCGAAGAAGAAAAACAGAAACTCTGGGAAGAGTATAAAGATGCTTCAGTACGACATATAGATGTGAAATCATTCTATCATAAGAGAAGAATATATCTTAAATCACAAGCAGGTGGTGTTTTTGATATTGACACAGAAGAGTTTTTGGGGTTGTATAACCCAGAAACAGATTGTATCGAAAGTAAGCCAAAACTGGATCTCAATGACGAACTCATATAATACACATTAGTAAAAGAATGAAATTATTATACTCTAACAATACAATAATTATATATACTTTTTACATATGAAATCTTTTTTTCATAATTTAAAATCGAACAGCAAATTAAATTCGAATCAAGAAAGCGTAAATGATACAGATAAATGCAGCTACTTTATAACATACGATAATTCATTTGATTATGCCAACATATTAGAAGCAGTACAGAAATTGAAGGAACAACATGCCAATGTAGTGGAAAATATTAGACGAGTCTATATAAAACATCCGCATGAATTTCATGACTTTCACGGAAGTTCATCTGCTATTGTATTTGATGTAACAACTCAAAACGATCACATTGTCGTGAAGTGGTTTGACAGAAACGAACTAATTCCAAAACCTGTAGTGATATGTCCGAAATACAAGCAATGTATGCAAAAAGAAACATTAATTGAAAATATAAAATAAATAAATGATTTGTTTAAATACTACGAATAATGTATCATCCATTTGTTTTATTTCGAATCATGTTTTATATTGTATTATATATTGATCTGAAAAAAGAATCCATATTAGAACAACCGGTTCAATATTACAAAAACATGAAAGGTAAAAATACAAGGGGAATATTGTGTCAATACATTGGACTATTATATGATTTGCCATCTGAACATGTAAATATTATAAAAAAATTATGTGATGATTGTCACAATGCAAGCTTGGTTATCGATGATATTGAAGACAATTCGAATTATCGTAGAGGATATCTGGCTGCACATAAAGTATATGGTATTCCCTATGCACTAAATGCAAGTTATTTAACGGCATTTCGTATGTTACACAAACTACCAAAAATGATTCAGACAATGTTTCCACATGAAAATATAGAAGAATTACAAAAAGTGATTATGGAGAATATAACAGGTTCTCTTTATGATTTGCACATTGGTCAAGGATTAGACATATATTGGTCTGAACATAAGATTACACCGTCTACTGTGGAATATATAAATATGGTTGAGCAAAAAACCGGTACATTATTTATAATTATAAATGACATTGCTTCTATTTTAAAACCGGAAGTTCTGTCTTCATATAAAATAGACGAAATACACAATGCCTTACGATTACTGTCTCATTTTTTCCAAATACGAGATGATTTTCTCAATATTACTTGTTTGAAGATGTGGGAACAAAAGCAAATATGTGAAGATTTCGACGCATACAAACAAACATACATGATTGTGCTTTTCTATCATCATCATAATATCAAGCAGGAAGTAAAAGATCTATTCTTTGAAATCTTCTACAAAAAAGATAAAACAAATCAGGATAAAAAATATCTTATTTCTGTATTGCACGATAATTTTGTTTTGGAAGATACATATCAATATATCTTGTCTATTGTTGACATTATTAAAGATATTATCCGCATTCCGTTTTTGTTTGAAAAATTACATGTATTGCGTTATAATATTGATGAATTGTACGATTATTTGGATTACTCTACAGAAAATAATTTACAATAGTATACTATAGAATAAATAATAATAATGTATTCTTCATGTATTTCGTGTTTATTGGCTTTTGGTTTTCTTATTTATATGATTTACACGAATCTTCAATGCAACAAACATACCATAATCCAGGAATTTGAAAACACATTGTCCACATCCGAAAAACAAAAATACGATGCTATTGTGAATGAGAGACTTTCTATCTATAATCGAGGGTTTTTGATCGGTATTATTTCGTCACTGATACTTGTTTGGGGTAGCATATTTTTTACCAGCTCCGGTATTGTGTGCAACAAAACAATATGTGCTTTTATACACAATCTCACAAAAATGAATAAGTTATGTGTAGGTGTAGTGACAACATTTTCGGTAACGTACAGTTATTATTTGTTTCATAAGAAGTCTGATTATATCGTTCTTCACTTGCAAGATAAGAAAAAACGGGAAAAATGGCTAGATGTATACAAGTATATGCAACGACAAAATCATTTTGGATTTTTATATGGACTGATTGGTACGGCGTTTCTCTCAATTGTGTTTTAAATATAGGAAGAATATATAGATGATAAGTTCATTATGTAAGGTTGTAATTTCTTTGGGTGTGGGTGTCTTTTCTCCAAGTAGTGCCTATATATCGTTTAAGTATCCAGACTCTATGAAAGATGCACCAAATGTTCCTTTTATTGATATAGAAGACTATCCAGTAATTCCATTCATTTGGGATCCGTCCACGAAATTATTGGAATATTGCGTTGAAAAACCCGATGATGTAAATTTAGATTTGTCTATTGTTCAGGATGCGATGGACAATTTAAATGCTCAGTTGTATTCCGGTGATTTATCTACAACTGCACTGTATTTTACCTTGAATACACAAAAAAAATGTAAACCAGATGATTTAAAAATAAAATTTGTACAAAGTAGAAATTCAGTAAAAGCTCCTGGATATTGTGTGCGTAAATTTATTAATGGAACAATTTACAGACCAATGGTCATGTATAACGGATGTGATATTACATTAAATGTATGTGCGTTGCAAACATATGCTTCTCTGTATAACGTATTGATGCATGAACTACTTCATGTGGTTGGATTAGATCATCCAGATCCTCCGGTGGACGGATCCATTATTTCATATGGTGTGAAAGTAAACGATTCATCTTTGATGAATATTATACAAGATACAAGGTATGCTGTATTGCAACCGTTTGATATTATGAACATGAGATTTATTGCGTTGAGGGATTTTCCGAAATCTATACTACCTGACCCTCGAATGATTGCTTCGTATATTCCTAAACAGAATGCAAGCGAACATGTTGGTGGAGACGAATACAGAATCAGTCGTATCATGAGTGTTGAAAACTGTTGGATTAGCAGTGCAGTGAGTCCAACAGCAACTCCAACAGCAACTCCATCTGCATATCCATCAACTAACCCATCCGTACGACCAACTCAAAGACCATCTGCATATCCTTCAACTAACCCATCCGTACGACCAACTCAAAGACCATCTGCATATCCATCAACTAACCCAACTGAAACTCCATCTGTACGACCGTCTATGGTAACACAAAGTCCAATGGCATCATCTATTACACAAGACACACTCAAACCAATGCGCGATAAACGAAGAAACAAAAAAAAACGCAATAATAAGAAAAAAAACAAAGATAAATTCAGCAATGCAACTATATCTACCATTGCAAATCCTGAAATATATATCGATTCGACGACCACTAATGGTAGTAGTCTAAATATTTCTACCGAAATTCAGCCTGACATCACTGTTGATTTATTAGACGGTGATGTCAATATGAAAACAATAATTTCTCCAAAAATTGATATTCAAGGACAAGCCAGAAATTATAATATTATTACTCAAATTAATCCAATTATCAGTATTAAACAGCGTCAGTCTTTGGTCTTACCCCCCCCAAAACAATGGGATAGATATCCTTGAACTTTATTACAATTCGTTTTTAATTTAGCGTAAAAAGACGATGAATTGAGTGTTTCTGTAATATTTTCGATATTATCAACAACTGCATTCACATTGTCAACAATATCTTCGATATGTTCTGTTGTATCGTCAACCATTTCTTGTATTTTTATGGCTAAATCGTTCGCATCAGCTGGTACAGGTAATGTTTCTAATTGCTCTTCTTCAATCGTTTTCAGTTGAGTTGTATGACTTAATTTGACATTGTTTTCAAATATGGAATCAAATACACCATTATTGATTATAAATTGTACCTGATCCTTTTTATCAAAAAAGATTATGTCCTCTTTGAACAAATCCAAGAATGATTGCTTTACCGCATCTACATCGTGTTTTTGCGTAGCTTCGTATGTCATGGCTACAATTCGCAAATACAACCATAACATTTCAGATTTAATTTTTACATCGTTTATCTTTTCAAACAAATAGTCCTCAAGTAATATACATTTCAAATTTTCTTTGGACTGCATATGTAGTGTTATTTATCATATTTAATTATTTTATTTTATACCAAAAATATGAAGGAAACAACAATATTATTTTATATTTGACTTTAAATTGGGTTAAATATATACCAAGATTAATTCATAATTCAATTGTATGCATCTAACAAGTGAAAAAGTCATTCATTTTTTTGAATCAAATACTCATCTTGAACCAAATAAGGTTTGTGAAATGATGATAGATGTATTTGAACATATTATGGAATCGTTAGGAAAAGAACTGAAGGAAGATAAGACAACAGAATATATGAAATATATTTCCAAAAAATTATCAAGCATCGAAGCCGTCGCACAAAAACAAAATGCGGCGATTGAAAATTTACACAAAACATTACCTGAACAAGTATCTGGAGTACTTAATACACATCGAGATTATATGTTGTTAAATTTGAGAGATACGATCAAAGCAAACCAAGGAGATGT